ATTCTTTGACAGATTCAGAAACCTAATAACCAAAAATGCTCAACAAACAGCACAAGAATATAACAAAGCTATTTATAACTGGCTAGGAGAAAGCATAGTTTGGAATCCAGAAAACGACACAACTTACATTAATGAAGGATACAGAAAAAATGCAACTGTATATTCATTAGTAAACATCATAGCAAAAGCAGCATCATCAATACCATTTCAAGTTTATGAAAAGGTAAATGACAATGATTATAAAAGATATAAAGCAATGAATAGTGGCACACTAGATTCTAGTGTTATGCACAAAGCAAATTATCTAAAAAAGAAAGCATTAGTTGAATTACAAGATACTGATCTACATAAATTGTTAGATCGACCGAATCCAGCTCAATCTTATGCATCTTGGATTACTGAAATTATAGCTTTTGGTAAATTAACTGGTAACAGATACATATATGGTATTGCTCCAGAAACTGGCAATGGTGCCGGGAAATACAAAGAGTTGTATGTTATGCCTAGTCAATTAATTGAAATAATATCTGGTGGCATTATGCAACCAGTAAAAGAATATCAAATTGAATACAATGGCCAATATAAAATTCCAGCTGATCAAATATGCCATATAAAAGATTTTAATCCTTACTTTGATGGATCTGGTTCACACCTTTATGGGCAATCACCACTTAGAGCTGGTTTAAGATCAATGACAACAAATAATGAAGCTGTACAAACTGGAGTTAAATATTTACAAAATCAAACAGCAAGAGGTGTTTTAATGTCAGATGAAGGAGATTTAAATGAAGTTCAAGCACAACAATTAAAAGATAAGTTTAGAAAAAACTTTCAAGGATCTGATAATGCTGGTGATATAATTATAACTCCAAAAAAATTATCTTGGGTAAACTTTGGATTAAATGCAAGTGATGTTAGTTTGATTGAACAATACAATGCATCTATAAAAGATTTATGTAATATCTATAATGTACCGGCTGTACTTTTAAATAATACAGAAAGCTCAACGTATAATAACGTAAAAGAAGCTAAAAAGGCATTATACCAAAATTGTGTTATTCCTGAGTTAAATAAAATTGCTGATGAGCTAAATAGATGGTTAGCACCTAAGTATGGTGAAAAACTATGTATTGAGTTTGATTATAGTTCAATACCAGAATTACAAGAGGAAACTGAAAAGGTAGTTGATCAAATGGCTAAGGCATGGTGGCTAACTCCAAATGAAAAAAGAGCTGCAATGAGTTTTGGAGCTGATGAGGAAAACCCAATATTAGATGACTATTATATCCCAGCTAACTTAATTCCAGCATCTGGCAATGATATTGACATTGAAGATCCTCAACCAGCTTTACAAGAACAAGAGGAAAAAAAAACTAAAGTTGGGAATATAGAAATCAAAGCAACTTACAATGACTATCCACAATCAGCATCTAACAATGCTAAAAGAATGATTGAATGGAGAGAAAAGCATGGCAGAGATGAAGTTAGAGGTGGAACTGAGGTTGGTTGGAAAAGAGCAAGTCAATTAGCTAATAGAGAAAAATTATCTGAATCAACAATAGCTAGAATGGCACAATTTAACAGACACAGAGAAAATGCAACAATAGATCCACAATACAAAGACACTCCCTGGAAAGACAGAGGATATGTAGCATGGAACTTATGGGGTGGCACATCTGGTGTAAATTGGGCAATAAAGAAAATCAAACAAATTAGAGATGAGTAATGGAAAATGGAGAGATGCTTTTGAAAAACAAAGGAGAATAACAGAAAAAAGAAATATCTCAAGATTTACAAGATACTATCAAACTGAATACAATAAAGGTGTTGACAATGTTTTAAATACTGGCAACACTAACTATCAATATTTATTTACTGTTGATTTTTTTGATAAACTATATAATGAGTTGTATCAAGATACATCAATGCATTTTGCTAAATGGTATGCTAGAACTTTTGACAAATACATTAAAAAAGGTGTAAGTAGTAAAGAGTATGTAACTCAATGGCAATCTGCATTTGGGTTATATGCTAAACAAGTAGCAGCAACAAATGTTGTTTTAGTAAGTGGAACTGCAAAAAAAACATTAATAAAAATTACACAAAGATTGTTTGCTGATCCTGAGTTTATGGGTTTAGGTTATGATCAAAAAGCTAGAATACTTAAAAAACAATTTAAAAAATATTCAAGGTATCAAGCACAAAGATTAGTTAGAACAGAAACTACTAGAGCTGCTAATTATGGAGTTGAGCAAAGTGCCTTAACTGTTTTTCCTGGTGAAAACTTAATTAAAGAATGGTCAACATCATTAGATGGTAGGGAGAGAGATTGGCATGGTATTGCCAATGGACAAAAGGTAAAACACAAAGATTCTTTTATTGTCGGTGGTGAAGCTATGATGCGACCAGGTGAGGGTTCAGCTAGGAATGTTGTAAATTGTAGATGCTCAGCTATTTATTATCCAGATCAAACAAACCAACCTAGCTCATCAAGTAATCTACTATTTAATATTGGTGCTGGTTTAGCAATCAACGAGCTAACAAAGGATTAAAAATTATTTTAGTAATTTTACAAAAAATATATGTATATGGAATTTATTTATAAAGCAGCTCCTCTAGGCGACATTATTTCTGATTTTGATGAAAAGAATGGTATCGTAAAAGGTTATGGTTCTTATTTTGATAATAAGGATAGCGACCAAGACATTATTAGAAAAGGAGCATATCAAAAGACAATACAAGAAAATGGTTCAAGAGTTAAGTATTTATATCAACATGATATGATGCAACCAATAGGTAAAATGAAAGAGTTATATGAAGATGACAAAGGTTTAGTTTTTGTTGCTGAAGTGCCTAAAACACAACTTGGAACTGATGTTATTGAACTTATGAAAGCTGGTGTAATTACTGAAAACTCTGTTGGTATTATGCCAATAGTTAAAGAACAAAAAGGTGATTACAGAGAAATAAAGGAAGTTAAATTATATGAAATTAGTGCTGTTACTTTAGCAGCAAATGATCAAGCTAAGATATTAGATGTTAAAGGCACAACTAATATTGATCAGATTTACAAAAGATATGATAATATCTGTAAATTAATTAGAAAAGGTAATATCTCAGATGATATGGGATATGCCCTAGAATCCGAAATTATCAAACTCAAAACATATTTCATTAATGCTACTCAGCCAGTTGAGGAAACTACTGAGCCAGTTGAAGTCAAGCATGAGATTGATGTTTATAAATACTTGTTAAATAATCTTAAATAATTCTTACTAAAATGGAAGAAAACGTAAAAAAACAGCTTGACCAAATTGGGGATCTTATAGATGCTAAATTGGAAAAAGCTCATGGACAAGCACTAGAAAGTGCTACTGGTAAGGCAGATGAAATGCTTAAAAGCGAAATTTCTAACCTTGCAAACAAATTTAATGAGAGATTAGATCAAATGGAAGTTGCTAACAAGAAAAATCTTGAGGCAAAAGCTAATGAAAATCTAACTTTCAAAGGTGGCTTAATTAAGTCGATAAATGATGGTGCTATTGAAAACCTTGTAAAAGGAAACTCAAGATCTGCATCTTTTGAAGTTAAAGCTGACATGACTGTTGGTGCTGACTTTACTGGGGAAGTTATCCCAGCTGATAGAGTTGCTGGATACAAATATGATCCAACTCGACCAGTTCACGTTAGACAATTAATCCCACAAGGATCAACTAGCTCTGATGTTATTAGATTCGTAAAAGAATCAGGATATTCAAATGGTGCTGCAACTGCTGCTGAGGGAGCTACATTAGCACAATCTGATTTCGATATGACTGCATCTGACAGCAATGTTAGAAAAATTGGAACGTACTTTAGAATTTCTGAAGAAATGTTAGCAGACACTCCACAGCTTACTAGCTATATTTCAGCTAGAGCACCAGAAAAATTATTAAATGTTGAGGATACTCAAATTTTATCTGGAAATGGAACTGCACCAAATTTATCTGGTATTATTACTGATGCTGCTGATTTTGATGTATCATCTGGTGGTGCATTTTATCAATCAGTAGATGCTGCTAATGAGTTTGATGTACTTGTTGCATCTTTAAACCAATTAGCTTTATCTAACTACCAAGCTAGTTACATAATGTTACACCCAACAGATTTTCACAAGATCTTATTATTAAAAGATACTCAAAACAATTATCTTAAAGATCAAGTGTATTCTGGGTTACAACCTAACTTTATGGGAGTGCCAGTTATAATCAATAATGCGATTTCAGCTGGATCATTCTTATGTGGAAACTTTAACGTAGGTACACAACTTTGGATAAGAGACAACGTAAATGTTGAATTCTTTAGAGAAGATGGTACAAACGTAAGAGATGGTTTTGTAACTGTAAGAGTAAGCGAAAGAATAGCATTGACAAACTACTTGCCAAATGCATTCGTAAATGGTTCATTCTCAACTGCAAAAGCAGCTTTAGAAACTCCATAATAATTACTTTTATTATAATTAAAGGGGTATTTATTACCCCTTTTTTTATGGGGTAAACTCAAATAAATATAAAATAAATGCAAAAAATATTTTGTAATTAAAAAAATTCTTTTATCTTTGTGTAAACAAAAAATTATTACAATGGAAAATTATTTATTAGAATTTAAAAAAAGTTTAAAAGAAAGAAAATCAGCTTTAGAATTTCAAATGAAATTACAGAGAGGTGTTATTAGATGTAATTATGTTGTACAAGTTGGAAATATGACAGTTGGTACAAATGATGAAAACAAAGTTATTTTACATTCAACTGCTGGTGATCAATTACCATCACAATTTGATAAACAACAAGTCAATGAAATTAGAACTAAATGTAAATGGAATAATGTTGATGGTAAAATGATACCAATTAAAACATTTTTTTACAAAGATTGGTATAAAAAAGAGTTAGAGAAAGTAAACAATTTATTATTGCCTTTAAAATAAAAAACAATGGGGGTGTAAAAACCCCCTTTTAAAAACTAAGATATGTTTGATATGTATAAAAAATTTTTAAAACAAGATCCAGACAACTGGAAGTGGTTAATAGCAATCCATGTGGTGCTATATGGTTTATGTTTAATCTTAATGATTGATTTATGATTATGAGTGCAAAAGCAAGATTTAATCACACAATAAAAAAAGCGAAAGAGCAAGGTAGATTTGAAAGATCTGAAAGGCAAAAGCTCAACAACTTATTTGGTATAATGGCAAATGTCCAAAAAGATTTATTTAAAAATGAATAGAAACTATTTAAAGCACTTTTTAGCTATCCTTTTGTTCTTTTTAATGTTTAGGGCAATACAAATGTCAAACGACTTGTTAACAGCCATTATATTGGGTATTTTAGGCATATCAGTATTAACAAACAATAATCATGAACAAGGGAGATAATAAAATTGTCATATTAGACACCGATACAATAATAGCAAGTTCTATTGAAAGGAAAGCATGGAATAATTTACCAGCTATAAAAAAATTAATGGTATTCAAACACATGGATGCTATAAGAAAAATAATACAATCACACCCATTGTAATTATATAATTTTTGTTTTGTTTTAAATCGTGGTTGTGAAAAAGCCAGTTGTTAATTCAGCTGGTTTTTTTTTACTTTTAGTAAATGACACATAATCAAAAGGGGTGTTTTGCTGAATATCATTTTGCATCAACTGCCATCTCTTTAGGTTACAATGTTTGTACTCCATTAATGAATTCTAGTTACTATGACTGCATACTTGAAAAGGATGGCAAAATGTTTAAAATCCAGGTTAAGTATTTAGGAAAAGATAGGTTAAGGCGAGGTAATAGTATGCAAATAACTCTTAGGCGAACTGGTTTGCCATCTTATGAAAAAAAGTATGTTGACTATTTTGCTTTATGGGATGAGCATAATAATGGCTTTTTTATAATACCAAACTTAGGGCAAACTAGCTTAAAGATTAACATTAATGGTAAGTATAAAAATAATTTCAATAACTTTGCATTGATTTCATAAATAAGTTAAGGTGCTGCTACTTAAAAACTAGTGGCACTTTTTTTTTATCTTTACATAAAAATAATAGTTATGAAAATTAAATTATTAACTCAAATCAAAAAAGGTGGCCAAATTTACAAGGATGGTGATATTTTAGATATTGAAGATCACAAAATCGACAAATGGATCAAAATGGGTTGGGGTGAATTAATCGACAAAAAGGAAAAGAAAATAAAAAAAGAAACTAAGGAACTAAAGATTGATTCTAAACAAACTAAAGATGAGACAAATAAAGATTAATTCCACTACTGGATCTGAGATTGTATTAACTGCTACTGCAAAAGATTATATAAGAGTTAGCACAACAGCTGATGACAATATAATTGGCAGAATGATTACACAAGCTAGAATATGGTGTGAAAACTATATATCTAGGGATATTGTAGCAAAAAATAGAACTTATTACATCCCAGAAACTAATGGCACATTTGATTTGCCTTTTGCACCAGTTGCAAGTATATCTAGTGTTACTAGTGATGGAACTGCTGTTGCTTATACTGTTTTAGGTTTAGACAATGAAACTATTGAGTTAGATGGTGGAGATGCTGATAAAGTAAAAGTTACATATGTAACAAGTGGTTTAGATGATAGTTTATTACAACAAGCTATAATGCAATTAGTATCAACATATTATGATAATAGATCTGATTTTATTATTGGCAAAAATGTTAATGAAGTACCAACTGATGTTAGAGATATTTTAAACTCATATAAAGCAATGTTTTTATAATGGATGCTGGAAAATTAGACACTAGAATCGGTATATATAGATTAAATCAAAGTGCTGATGGCTATGGTGGTTTTACATCTTCACCAAGTTTGCTTACTACTTTGTGGGCAAATGTTGAGTATGTAAGTGGTGAAATGAAAACAGAAAATGGTAGCAGAAAACAAGAAAAAAAAATAAAATTAATATTTAGAGACAAGGCACTTGACAATCCAAGTAATTACTTTGAATATTATTTACAAATAGATGGCAATTCAAATAAATACAGAATAATAAATTTATTTGAAAGTACACCGGATTTTTATACAACAATTGAAGCTGTAAGTTTTTCATAATGAAAAGTAAATTAAAATTTAATAAAGCTGATTTAAACAATGTCAATAAAATATTGACTGATTTAGATATTGTTGTTAAAAATGCAAATCAAGTTGATATTGCTAGAGCAAGTGCAAACATTGTAAAAGAACAAAAATTAAAAGCTCCAGTTGATACTGGTGCATTAAAAGGTGCGATAAATTATAGTAAAGAGGGAAGTGGTGTTGCTATTGTATCTGAAATGGAATATTCAAGTTATGTTGAGTATGGTACAAGTAAACAAAAGCCACAACCATATTTCTTTAACCCAGCTAGGGTTGTATTTAGAAATTTTGTTAAAAAATTAGAATCAAAACTAAATAGAAAAATAAGATGAGAGAGCCAATGCAATATATAAGAAAAGCTATAATAAATGCCATAGGATCTCAAAGCATAAGTGGGCAACCAGTACAAGTTACAAATAGAGTGTCCAGGAGTTTTAATCCCCCATACATTTGGGTTTATAGTGTCGCTACAAATGAGATTGACCAAAACCAACAATCTTTTACAACAGAAGTTATAACAAGAGTTGAAGTTGTTACTAAATATCAAGGCGATTCTGGTGGTGATTTAGTCGCTAATCAGTTAGTAAATACTTGCTTATCTTTGCTAAGAACTAGAACAAGTGGATATTTCGATTTGTCTAGTGATAATTTTAAAGTATATGGATGTAATGTGGAAAGTGTTAATTACAGTCAAGAGGATACAGATGGTGGAACTTACTTTAAGGGTGTAATAGAATTATCAAATAGAGTTGAACAATTAAATTAAATTAAAAATGAGTAAAGTATCTGAAAATACAGAGTTAACACTAGATCTAAAGACAATAGGAATTATTGTAGCTGGAGCAATATCTTTAGCTGGTATGTATTTCACACTAAATGCTGAAATTGAACTAGCAAAGAAATTGCCAGAGCCAAGTATTTCAAGAACTGAGTATGACTTAAAAGATCAATTAATCAGAGAAACTATTGAAAATACTGCTGAGCAAGTACAAGAAAACTCAAATAAACTAGATAAAATAGATGAGAAGCTATATGAAATTATACAAAAATGAGAAAATTAGTTGCCCTAATTGTATTCTTTGCATTTGTAACAGCTAATGCACAAGATTTAACAATTATACATATTAATGCCAAGTGGAATCAAAAAAACAATTACAAATATGTTGAAGATTTAAATGGTGTTAAAATCCAATATGGTTATTTAGAAGATCAAGCTCCCTCAATTAGACAAAACATAAAAGCAGTACCGACATTAATATTAATGAAAAATGGCCGACCAGTTTATGTTTGGAATGCAGATATATCTTTAAAATTAAAAGTTGATCCTTTTGATGTTCAAGAAGTTATTAATAAACATAGAGGGTTATTGAGAAGAACATCAACTAACTAATAAATGAAAATAAGCGAACACATATCGTATAAAGAAGCTACAAGAAGTGTTACAGCATTACGTTTAGGAATAGATAATACACCAAATGAGTATCAGCTCCAAAATATGGAGATCGTTGCTAAAAACGTATTTGAGCCACTTAGAAAAGCTGTTGGTGGTGCTATAAAGATTAATTCTTTTTTTAGATGTGAGGATTTAAACAAAGCAATTGGTGGTTCAAGCAAATCCCAACATTGTCAGGGCAGAGCAATGGATTTAGATGACAATTATGGTTATATGAGCAACAATGATATGTATAAATACATAAAACAAAATTTAGATTTTGATCAATTAATATTTGAGTTTCCAGATGAAGATGGCAATGCATCTTGGATTCATGTTAGTTATGTTGATGCTGATTCAAATAGGAAAAGATGTTTAAAAGCTATCAAGGAAAATGGCAAAACAAAATACATTGATATAACTAATGAATAAGTTTCAATTTGGAATTATGGAAACTTTAAGCAATGGCTTACTACTTGGATTTGCTTACTATCCCTATGATGATGAAAGTCAATTTTCTGAATTAAATGTTTATTTAGTTTTATTTGGTTTACATTTTAGATTTTATAGTTATGAGTGATAAAAAGAAATTTAAAGAGACAACAGTTGGTAAATTATTATTTGGTGCTGCATCAATGATTAATCCCACATTAGGAAAAGTATTAAGTGGTGTTAGTTCGCCTCAAGATGCATTAGCTGAAATAAGCAAATCAAAAATATCTAATGAAGATAAAATTAAATTACAGCAATTAATTTATGAGCAACAAAATAAAGAGATTGAATCGATTACCAGTAGATGGAAAGCTGACTCAATTAGCGACTCATGGCTTTCTAAAAATGTCCGACCACTTGTTTTAGTGTGGTGTATAGTTGTTTTCTCATTAGCTGGTATATTAGATAGCATTGAAAGTGTGCCATTTCATATAGGTGAAACTTGGAATGATACATTTGAAAAAGTAATGATGGCAGTAGTGTTAGCTTACTTTGGTGGTAGAACAACAGAAAAAGCAACAAGTATATTTAAAAAATAATGGCAAAAAACATAGTTCAAATATATAGAGCTAAACAAAAAAAGAAGCGACCAGGTATTCACTCAAAGAATGCATCAAAAGGTCAAAAAGGTTACAAAAAAAAGTATAAAGGACAGGGCAAACAAAGGTAAACGAAATTGCTTAAATTTGTAAAAAACATTTTATGGCAACATCATATACTGGTTTAAGGGTTCAAGATACTTACAATGCAATAATTAAAATTGGTGATAATTCAAATCTCTCTGGCACAGCAAAACTACTTTCTGATGGTTTAGGTAATGATTCACCTTTATATTTATCAGGAACTAGATTAGGTATTGGAATCTCACCAGCTTATCAATTTCATACGAGTGGGAATGCAAAAATTGGTGGTAACTTAATTATATCTGGCAACTTAACTGTAAATGGTACATTAACATATTTAAATGTAACCGATTTACAAGTCGAAGATCCGCTGATTAAATTAGCAAAAGACAATACATCAAACACATTAGACATTGGATTTTTTGGCAAATATGTTGAATCAGCTACAACAAAATACACTGGTTTATTTTGGGATGCAAGTACAAATAAATTTAGATTATTTGAAGGTTTACAAGTTGAGCCATCAACAACAATTGTTGATGTAACTGGAACTGGATATACTAGATCGCTTTTAAATGCTGATTTAGAGGGTAATGTTACTGGAACTGTAAGCTCATTATCTAATCATGATACAAATGATTTAGTTGAGGGATCATTTAATTTATATTATACTAATGCAAGAGCTGATGCAAGGGTTAATTTACAAACTGGTGCAAATTTAGATTTAAGTAGTAAAGATACAGATGATTTAAGTGAGGGATCAACTAATTTATATTTTACAACTGCTAGAGCAAGAGCTAGTTTTAGTGCTGGTGATGGCATTACGATAACAAATGGTGTTATTGCATCAGAGGGTGATGCTGAGGTTGCAAAAAGAATAGAAGTTACAGTTAAAAATGTAAGTGGCGGATTACTTGCAAAAGGTGTTGTAGTACATGCAGCACCAACAGCAACCCCACCGAGTGGCAATGTTATTGAAGTGGTTGCAGCAGATGCAAATGTTGCTGCTAGTATGCCAGCTATTGGTGTATTAAATGAAACTATTGCAGATGAGGCAGAGGGTGAAGCTGTAAT